TCTCCACAGCAGGTAGCGAGTAGCGAAACTAGGCAGGAATGCGAATAATGGTTCTCAAGCCAGGTTCTTCTATTGGAATCTGAATAATACTTCAGGTAATCGTAATTCAAATATCTCAGGCCAGGTAAGCTTATTTTAAAGATGAAGACAAATTTATACGACATAATAATCCTTGCCTCTTGGCAAAACACAAAGCAAACCTCATTACAGGTTGGTAGGTTAATTCTCGAAGACTTGGAGGCGAAATAAGCAGATTATGAAAAGATACGGAAATCTCTATCCACAAGTGTACGATATGGTTAATATCCGTGTGGCCCACGAGAATGCAAGAAGAGGGAAATCTCATTATCGAGAAGTGAAGCAAGTTGACGCTAATCCTGAAAGATACTTTAAGCGAATTCATTATATGTTGAAAAATAAAGCATTCCACAATTCAAGATACAAAGTCTTTAATCATTTTGATGGTGGGAAAATGCGTGAGATATACAAGCTGCCTTATTTCCCAGACAGGATAATTCACCACTGTATAATGCAAGTAGTTGAACCCATCTGGATCAAGACTTTAATCCCGAATACGTTTGCTTGCATTGCAGGCAGGGGTATTCATAATGGTGTTCAAAAATTAAAAGAAGCACTTAGAGACAAAGATGAAACCAAATACTGTTTAAAGTGTGATGTTAAGAAGTTCTATCCATCAGTAGACCATACTGTTTTGAAATCCATAATTAGAAGGAAAATAAAAGATCCTGACATGCTATGGCTGTTAGATGAAATCATAGATTCAGCGCCTGGTATTCCAATAGGAAATTATCTAAGTCAGCATTTTGGTAATCTATATTTGTCAGGCATTGATCATGAGATGAAAGAAGAATTTAAATGTAAATATTATTTTAGGTATTGCGATGATATTGTGATTCTCCATCATGATAAAAAATATCTTCATGCTGCGAAAGATAAGCTTATCCTGTATTTAAAAGAGTTGAAATTAATATTAAAAGAGAATTGGCAGGTATTTCCAGTTGATAGCAGAAGTATTGATTTTCTTGGGTACAAATTTTATCATGGGTACACTTTGCTTAGGAAAAGCACGGCAACTAAGTTTAAAAGGAGAATGAGTAGGGTCAAAAGACATCATATGGATATGAATCCAATCTCTGCAATCAGCACCGTTATGAGCTATTATGGTTGGTTGAAACATGCTAATTGCCTTAACCTAACACGGACATATATTGATTATGATATTCGCAATATTATCAGAACAATTTGTTTCCAAAATAAGATTCATAACCCATTACCATCAAGAATGATATAGGAGGATTTTTACAATGAAAAAACTAATCACAATCACAGCAATACTATTTCTTCTCAGCCCGGCAGTAGCGTTCTGCCAAACAGCGGAGTCAAAAACATCACCACCAACCATACAGAAGATTGCACCAAATGTATATTACTATAATTACAATATCACAGAAGTGCAAAAAGAGCCTGAAGGCGGCGGAGAAGCGGAGACGTTCTATCAGTACAACTATGTCAGAATCCAAGGCAAGCCGACAAAGCGTAAAGTCCTGGATGCTATTGAGGCGGCAGAGTCCAGCACAGTCACCGCAGAGGTCGAGGCAGTAGCCACAGAACGATCCACGGCTAAGACACAGCTTGCTGATATAGCTGCGTTGTCGTATGCACAGGTCGATAATTATGTTGATAACACGTTTGGCAATCTTCCAGCGGCACAGAAAAATGCATTGAAGAAGCTTTACAAGACGGTGCTGGCAATGCTGAAGCAGATGGATTTGAGTGAGTGAACAATTAAACAGGAGGAATGAAAAATGAAGAAATATCTAATCGCGTCAATTATGTGTTTTGTGTTTGTATTCGGGACCTGTGTCTTTTGGGCTAATGCAGCGGATATGGTGATCAGTATCTCAATTAAGAGTGATCATGTGACCAAGCTTGCCACGATGGTCAACGCCAAGTATATGAATACGGCAAGTTGCGGCTCTGGTGTATACGCTTGTTCTGATAAACAGTATGAGACCCAAAAAGCTTGCCAAGCTGCTGAAGAGACATGGGCACAAGGTTTGCTGTCTGTGAAGAACTGCTTCATAAAGAAGATGATTAGGGAACCCATCATAGACCAGTACCTTGGATGGAAAGAAACCGTAGCACGTAAGACGGCGGAGAACGACTATATTGCTGCCAAGGCTGCTGCTTCGAGTGCGGCTGCCAATGATGCGTTTGATTTGACGGGGGAGTAATGGACATTCAACGCTGTCCCATCTGTGGTGGTGAGTGTTTTGAGAAAGTCACGAAAAGTAACGGGGTGCTTGGGCCGGGTTTTTGTGTAGTTACTCAATATTACGTTTGTACTGGATGCAGCGTGATGTTCAAAGATCCGGCCAAGTTCTTAAGGAAGCAGGATGATTACCGCGAAACGGTTAGCAGATAATATGGCCCCTGAAAGAGAGTACAGAGACAGCCACGATAAAGGTGGAGGAAGTTCGACACTCTGAATGGGGCTTCCCGAGAATAAAATGACTGACTACCAAGCCACAATCTTAATCTTGTGCAACTTATGCGAGATCAACGGGTTAGACGAGCTCAGGCCGTGGTTGCGGTACTCAAAACGTGCAATGGATGAGGTGTTCGATGGTTACGGAGATTAACATAGCAGACATAATGTCAACCAGGCTTGGCGCCCCTCAGACCTGTCCTAAGTGCAAAGGCGAGAATCCTTCAGGGCTTGAGTTACCAGAACGATGCGTGTGGTGCGGGCCTCATGGAATTGATAAGCAGTGGAAAGAGTTAAACGATGTAATCACTAACAGAAACAAAAACCGTAACCCTTTTGCTGAGGAATAACAAATGACTGATTGTGATCATCCAATATGTCACGAAAATATGAACAGGCGAATAGATAGGCGGGTCAAGTTTGATGCTTTTAACGACTTAAAAGAATGTGTAAAAGATAAGATCCCAAAGAAGACAGTATGGCGTTTGTTTGCTATTTTAGTACCACTGATTATACTTTTGGGTGGTGTGGGAATTAATGTCTGGAGCGAGCAAAAAGGTGCGGATGATAAGTATGCTCAGAATGGAGATATGATCAAAGTCCAGGTTGTAGTAGAGCATTTAGCCAGCGCTATTGTGGATCTTAAACAGGACATCAAGGAAGGGCAAACCAAGGCCCAGACAGATCGTGAAGAAATGCTGCGGTTGCTGAGGAAAAGATGATGATGTTAAAAAATAGATTGAAAGAACATGAAGGTTTTAAAGAATCCCCATATAGAGACGCAAACGGGTGGAGCATAGGCCACGGTCACTACCTCGGAAATGGGCAAGCCTGTAAGATATCCCCACGGGTAGCCAACCTAATTCTTGAAGAGGATATCCACCAGGCAACTTTTAAATACCTTTCGCTTGGCTGGGTTTTAGATTCTGTGCGTAAGGATCTAATAATTGAGATGATATTCTGGCACGGTTTTAAGGGATTCTTGAAATTCAAAAAGTGCATTGCCGCAATCGAAAAACAAGACTGGAATAAGGCCGCTGACGAGATGATGGATTCCAACAGCGGTAGAGAATACAAAACACGAATGAGTGAGCTGGCTGAATTGATGAGGCACGGATGTTAAACGAAGAGCAAAATCCGTATACCAGGCCGCCGATATTTTCTTTCAAGGTAAACATTACGAAAGTCAGAAATTGGTGGGTCAATCGCAAACGCAAGAAACGTATGCGATTAGATGAACTGTATGAGTGGATATATGAATGTGGGTGCAAAGCTGGAGCGAAGCATTTAAGCAATCCATATTGAGCAGTGCATGGCTTCCGTCTTGTACGGAAAAGGATCAAATTATGATGAATAGAGTAAGGAAAATGGTCTTCAGTTTTCTAAGAAAGTCATTTTGGGCAGACTACGATCCTAACGAGACTTTTTCATGTGGTTATTGTGGTAAGGAGATGTATAAGAGATACCTATTTTGTAGTCAAGCATGTGAGGATAAATGTTATGGAGAAAACACTTTAACACAGGAGAAATATCATGGGATGGTTTCTAATAGTAATACGAGTAATACCGACAATTATCAAACTGATGGGAATAGCTGAGAGCCTGTTTGATGATGTCCCGGATAGCGGAAGTGATAAAAAGGATATGGTTGTGGCAACTATCAAGGCGCTCATTGAAGGTGCGTCAGGGTTCACCGGGACACCTGAGCTTTGGGAGAAGATAGACAAGGCCATAAGTCTGATAATAGACGCAGCAGCGTTGTTCCTGTTCCCACATGATGACTAAGGAGGATACACGATGACACCTATTTATAAGAGCAAAACGTTCTGGGTTGCAATCTCCGGCATCTGTACCGCAGCAGGAGCATACTTCGAGGGGAGTATTGGATTGCCTGGTTTGATTAGCGCTGTGTTCGGTGCTGCTGGATTGATATTTATGCGAATGGGGGTTAGCAAGTCCGGTATCCCAGATATGAAGGATAGGGGCGAGGAAATTAAATAAACAACACCCTCCAGGCTTCCCGTAAGATCAGCAGGGAGGGTTACTTAATCTCGTAACTTGGCATTAATTTCAATTCCGTGATGACTGACCTTTTCTCTTTTGAGTACCAATCTACCCGGTACATTCCTATGAGATGTTCTGTCCCATTCTTATCAACTCTTTCGCGCACTTCTTTTAATGTTTTGACAAAATACTGAGTTGCCGGCTTTAGGCATACCCCACCGGGGCAATAGATAGACAGTCATGTATTTCCTGAGCATGGGTTCCATTCGTATCCTTCGTATTCAACGACAAATAAAATAGTATTCCCTTTATAAACAAAAGCAAGGCCATTGATATTACCAACCTCAGCCCGTGCTACCGAACAACTAAAAACGATTGCCATAATCATCAAGATTGTCTTTTTCATCTCATCTCCTATCACTCCATCGGACAAGGTTTAAACTCACACCCCTCGCAGGCCCGGCCTTCGACATCGCACGGTGGCAAGTTCCCAGCGCCGGGTGGGTCAATAAATCGCTCCTTGAAGTCCATAATAGTAATACCCACAATCTCACCTGCTAAATCATATCTAATGAAATTCCCGTTGCTAACTTCGTCGGCAATACCTGGACGATCTTTAATGCCGATATAGAGTACGTCCACTGATTTGTCATAAGATATCTTCATCAGTCTCCTTCTTATCTGCAAAATACTTAATAGTTCCCCAGGGAGTCTTTTGCGTTTCATTCTCCCTCAACTTATCCAACCGCCTCTTTATTTTCCTCAATCCCTTATTCGCCTTAGTCAATTCTACACGAGCCTGGAAATACTGCGCTCGCCAGTAGTTAGCCTGCGTCCTATAGATCGGCGGGAGGTCGAGGTCGGTTATTTGTTTCATCTCTTCTCCCGCCGTTTTCTTTCTATTTCAAGTATGTCAATGAAATCGTTTTTGAGTCTATTGGAATGACAATCACTACATAGAACCTTGCGGCGCGACCACGGCTTGTTTCGGTCTCGGACTGTCGCCTCAGTTTCTCGACATATTATACATTTCATTTCTGCTTACCTCCCATATTCCAAACTTTAATAGCATCGTTTGTGTTGATCCTCGTTAAATATGGCCGGACTTTACAAAAGAGATTCGAGCATTCGATACGCTCTGCGGGTATTTCTCTGATATCATCATAGTGGTTTCCGGCGTGATCATAATTGCAGAGCAGAGTTTGCTGACTATATCTCGGTAGTTCTTTGCACCACGGGCAAGGTTCTAATTTCATTTGTCTTTACCTCCATATTCATACCGCATTCCAGAGTTTCGTATACATCGGTAGGCTCGACCCAGAAAGTGGTGTTATCGCTGAAGGTTATACTGACTTTGAGTGGCGAGATGGAATATTCTTTTATTGTTTTTCCGGTTAAGTTGTTCATTACAATAACCTGTATAAGTAGGGGTGTTTTAATGTATAGTCATTGTCCGAAAAGGGACCATGCCACGCGACTGTGAGCTCTTTCTCGGCTA